AGGTCCTCGACGAGGAAGAGGACGAAGAAGATGAGGAGGAAGAGGAAGAAGAGCCTGCGCCCCGCAAGCGGTCCAAGAAGAGCTCTAAGGCGGCGGTAGAGGACGAGGAAGAGATTGAAGATTTGGATCTCGACGAGATTTAGTGCCCTATAAGGATCCGGAAGCTCGTAAGGCTCGTAGGAGGGCGCCGAGTTTCAAACGCAAGAAGCAGACTAGAAGCAAAAGAACAAGGGAGAAGTTCCGACAAGTTATCCTAGAAGCCTATGGCAGTCGGTGTGCGTGTTGCGGCACCGACTACCAACACCATTTGACGATAGATCACGTGAATGGTGGGGGAAGAGCTCATAGAGAGCAATTTGGGTCTACGGGTTTCCTCAGAGACATAATTGCCTCAGAGTTCTCAAATGATTATCAGATCCTTTGCCACAACTGCAACTTTGCCAAACGTATATTAGGAAGATGCACCTGCTCGGATGAATGAGGCTGAACTAACCCGAGACTGTGTCAAGCGGCTGAATAAGCTACCTGGGTGCTTTGCAGTCAAAATGCACGGAAGTCCGTTTCAAAGGAGCGGTTTACCAGACATCATCGGCTGCCTACAGGGCGAGTTCTTCGGGATAGAGATGAAGATGCCGGGCAAGGAAAAGAACCTCACAGAGCGCCAGGCAGCCACCATAGAAAAGATCCGCAACTCAGGGGGCAGGGCAGGTGTGGCTACTAGTTACAGGGAATGCTGGGAGATACTTCATGACTAGAGAAAAGCGCCTAGATAAGGCGCGCGATACAAGAGCTGCTAACGCTGAGTTGTTCGCTGCCCTCAGTGATCATCGAATCAGTGTTCGCGAGCTCCTAGAACGTCCCCCAGAATCGCTAGGACGCACGCGAGTATACGATGTTTTGCGTCGTCTGCCCCACTTGAACAGGGACGGTGCAGAGAACGTACTGCTCAGGGCGAAAGTGTGGCCCCTGACTACGATGGACGAATTGACTGACGAAGAGCGGGAGCAAATACTGACATCGCTCCCGCCCCGTGTCAGAGAGTAGTTTACGGCTTACCCATCGAGAGCCACTTGTCGATCCACTTGCCGTTAGGGGACTCCTGGTAGATATGCTTGACTTCGCCGTCGTCCTTGATAACGAAAACCTCGAGACGTCCGTCCTTGTTCTGCATTACTCCTAGTGTAGCCAAGGGACCTCCTGGTGGGAAGTTGATGATTAGGGCTTGAGGTGGGGGTTTAGGTTGCCCCGACGGTCCGGGGTCAGGACCAGACCAAACGCCTGACTTGTACTTCAGGTGCCACCACTCGCTGGGTGCGTCTGACCACTCCTTCGCCCAGCCATACTTGCGCCCGATGTGATCTATCATCGCGCGCATGTCCTGGGTGGCAACATCTACCGCTAGGCCCCATCCGTGATTGCTTGTGCCGGGGACAGCAGCTAGGGCACCCGTGCCGTTGAGGTACTGCTCGTACAGATAGACCTGCTGGTCGTAAGTTCTGTAGGACGACATCGAGCCCGTGGGGTATAGCTCCTGCCCGAGGGCGCGTGCTTCCACGTTCATCGCGTTCCACGACGAGGCGCAGTAGTTGTCGACCGCTAGCTGTCCCTGCTCGATCGGCGCCAGCTCAGATGCCGGTAGCTTACCGTTCTCAGCCACTAGGGCCTACCAAGTGAGACCCAGTCGTCGATCCAAGCACCGCCCGGCATTACTTGGTATCTGTGCTTGACCTCGCCCGAGTCAGTCACAACGAACTCCTCCATGCGCCCGTCCTTGTTCAGCGCTACTGTACCTGAGGCTAACACAGCCGAGGACACAGGGGCAGGGGCTGACGTGCCGTTGCGTGCCATCTCAAGCACCTTATCCCACGGGAAGCCATTGCCTACGTCCCAGTGCCCCCCACCCCCCGGTCCAAGCGAGTAGTGATCGCACACACCACGCCCTGAGCCCTGCGCTTGTGAGTCAGAGAGATGAGTGATCGGTATGTTCCAATACCCCGACTCCTCAGCGATCCACTTGGCGCAGTTGTCGAGCATGTTAGGGTGCCGGTCCCACTCTGCTGTGCTCCACGACGCGAACCCACACAGCTCGACCGACACAGCGACAGGGTTATAGTTCGACTGTGTCCACGCCTTGTCGGGCCGTCGGACGTATTCGCCGACAGTGTTGACCTTGTCGTCAGCCCCTACGTGCGAGGAGCACTGCGCGTTGGGCTGAGCGAACCAACCCCCGAGACTCTCGATCGTGAGGGCACCCTCCGCCGTGTGAATCACTATCAGCCGTACGTCAGCGCCCCCTCGACTTGAGTAGTTAGGGCTGGGGATCCATACCCTGTTCAGAGTCATAGTCCTCCTCTCGGAATGAACGACCACGCCGACGCTCTATCTCTATACGGCGAGGGTCGACTGGGTCTAGGTAGCGGGCGTCATCGTCGTTGTCGAGTGGCCCGAGGTGCGGATCACTACGTTCTTCATCCATTCTAGTCCTTTCCATTCCCCGTCAGATCTAGCACTGCGTTGACTATCACGGCTATCCCGCCAAGAATAGCAACGCCTCCCAATAAGTCTGTGGACAAGTCTCGATTGAGGGCAACCACGATAATGCCGACCGACATCATCATCACCGCGCCCACTATGAGGTAGACGCGGGCTCTCATGCATACCCAGCGTGGGATGTTTGAGTCGGTCCTGGTACCCCGAGACCCTTAGCCCAGTTAGCAAGAGCTATGACTGACCCCGGCTTGTTAGGCGCCACGTATGCGTAGGGGTCGGTGGGCTGTCCCATCACGCCCGGCTGTGCTAGCCCCCACTCGATGTTGCCAGTGATGCCATTCCATGGCGACGAGGCGGCCTGAGCGATTGGCTGTCCCGCAGTCACACGGGTCCCGATCTTCACCAGTGGAGTCAAGCCCTCGGCGAAATACAGTGAGTCGGTACCAAGATTAGAGATCTCCCCGTTCGCTGACTTCAGTACGAGATAGCCACCCCAGTTCGAGAAGCTGGGCGACGCGTAGGTAATAGTGCCTGTGATCGGCGCTACTATCTGGTGGGTAAAGGTGCCGTCAAAGCCAGCGTCTAGCCGGTTAGGTTTGAAGCCGTGGGGGAAGGGATTCACGATCCCCTTACTGCTAGCCTTAGCTTGAGGGCCCACTGTCGCGGGCGAGCTCGCGGGATTGAGTCTGTTAGCTGCCTGTTGCTGAGCTGTCATCTCAGACTGACGGGAGGTGAACAAGTTGCCCAGCGCTGTCCAACCGGCCTCGACGGCTGAAGTAGCTGGCGATTGCTTCACCCCAGCGTTGGCGAGTATGTTTTGACGGGTCTGCTCTAGTCCAGCGAGGGTATTGAAGATGTTAGGAGCTGACGACTGAATAGGTGTGAAGTTAGCACTGACTGTGGGCACCTTCGCTGGCGTAGCAGCGGGAGTAGCGCCTAGGGTCCCAGACGGTACCTTATAGCCCTGTTTGAGTGCTGCTGCAATAGTCTGCGATGCTAGTTGCCCTGACGTGCCCCAGGGACTAGACCCGATTGCGCCACCGAGACCACTTGGATTGTTAGACTTGAAGGCGCTAAGAATACCGCCGTAGTTCCCATTCAGCAGCGTCTTGATAGTTGCTGCGATACCGGTTTGAGTGTCGGGGTAGGTCCTCACCCCTGAGCTATTGAACGCACCGCCCACTGCCCCCTGTCCCTCCGTAGTGTTCAGTGGGTTGTTGCGCTGCCAATTGCTCGACGCAAGAGGCCCCTCAGCCTGTGACCATCCAATGAACCCAGCGATGTTGCCGGGGGTGACTGGCGCCCCGACGCCCTTCAAAACTGCTGCAGCGAATAGGGTGGGATCAGTTGCCATTACTTTATGAGGCCCTGAGCCTTCTGCTTAGCGATCGCGTTGAGGTAGGTGCTTCTTGCCCGCAGGATGTTAGCCTGCTGCGTCTGCTGCCAATGCGAGAGATTGTACGTCTTGGGTCCTACGCCAAGGTACTGCAATCCCAAGGCCACAGGGGAGAAGGGCTTGAGCGGTACTCCTGCAGCTTGTGGAATGACCTTCTCTGAGATGAACGGTAGGGACTCTGGATACAACGGGCGGCCTTGCGTATACCAAGTCTCACCTAGACGAATCTGTGGGAACTCCCTCGCGAGCCCGCCGAAGAATCGTTCTATGTCAGCACCCAAGTTAGACGTACCCAGGTTCTCGCCAGCAGGTTGGCCTGTAAGCGCATTGTAGTACTGACCATTGACCTCGATGATGCCTGACGTGGGGTCGATAGACTCTGGTCCGCCTGTGAGCGGGTTAGTACCCATCGCCTCCAACGTGGCTTGAATAAGGGGGTTCAATTGGCCCAGTCTTGCGATACCCTCAATACCCCCAGAGGGGTTAGCTACGTCTCCGAGCGGGTTGAGACCCAACATGCTTATGTAGTGAAGCTGAGCGAGATTGTGGGTGTCGAACATCAGCGACGAACGCAGCCAGCCGGGTATCATGCCTAGTTGGTCTTGTTCTGACGAACCTATTTGCCCTATCCGAGCCATAGCGAGGGATCTACCTGGATAGGTCACAGGGAGGCTGTAGGCGAACTTGTTGATGAACTTGTACCACCCGTAGAAGGGCATCACATGCTTGGCAAGTCTGCGTTCCCAGGGGGACATCTGACCGAAGGTGTAAGAAATACGGTCTAGCTCATTCAGCGCATCGTGAACTAGCTCGGGGTGGTTAGCAATGACGTAGTCTAGATCTTTAGATCTCAGTATGGCTGGTATCTTCATCGCGCTGTCTAGCTCATCGAATCTAGCCTTTACTGCCTTGTTCAGCAGGGCGATGAACGCAGCTCTACGCTGGAAGTTAGCGATTCTATGCACTGTCCCCGTGGTAGCCCCGATGATCTTGCTCGTGACCACGTTATGAGTATCTAGGTCATTGAAGTCTGTATGAGGGGAACCCTGGTCGATACCCGGTACAGTGGGTCGGTCTAGACCCTGAGCAATTTTGAGGTCAGTACCTGGGACCTTGAAACCGTCGCCGAAGTACCTCATCGCGTGTATGTAATGGGCGGGATTCCACACGCCCCCCATAACTAGAACTAAGCCGTGACCCATAACGGTGCGTAGCACCCAGCCAGGTGTGAGCGCAAGAACCGCCGTCCTCCAGTGATCGGTGAACGCTCGAAAGAACTTGCCCGCAACCTTGGGGTTGTCCAGTAGCTGAGCATGCTTTATCACTTGCTCTGCGTACGGGCGAGGCCAAGCAGCTAATTTGCCTTGGGTAGCTATGGCAGTGTTTGACAGCTGCCTCACTGTTTCGTGAGCCGACTCGTCCACGATGTTAGTTATCTCAGCATCTACCTCGGGGGAGATGTGACCCTCAGACCTCGTGAGAACCTTGGCTACATCGACAGCCGCCTGACCTTGGGCTTGAAACAGTACCCCCATAGCCTGTATAGGCACTAGCATGTAACGACGAGCACCATCTACACCTATATCTTGGATCAACTCGTCCTCGTTGCTGTAACCCTTGATCGCGCCTGTCGCAGCATCCTTGATCGCCATCTGCCTTTGAACTGGCTCGGCTATCAGCTCATGAGCAAGCCTCCTCTGAACCTGTTGCATATGTCGGACGAAGGTCGCAGGGTCCCTTCGCTCTATGCCGCTTTTGAAGAGGGTCAGGTCGTTCTGATGCATAAAGCCCGAGAACGGGGCCACGCCCAGCTCCTGTGTCCTCAGCAGTTTGACTGGGTTACCATGCTTGTATTCAGACAGGTATGGCTTAGCAGGTTCACGTCCTGTCAGCCTGTCCATCGCGCGAGAGATACGAGTACCCCCTGGACGTATCTTCATTCTCAGAGCTGACGCGGAGGGGAAGTAATTGTGCAGGCCCCCAATAGCATACCTAGAGGAGATTTCTGGGTCTATCCCAAATCGGTCGTGCAGTCCAGCCGCCACCTTCTGGGCAATAGTGTTGCCCTGCAGGTATCCGGTAGAGGTAGCGTTGTTGTTCAGGTCCCTCCTGGTATACCTAGCGGCGATATCCTCTTTGAGCGAGTCAATAGCATCCTGAACTAGCTTTTGTCTATCGGCTAGAGGAATCGAGCTGGGCAGAAATTGAGCCATCGGCGTAGCTTCCTCTGCTACAGGGCTACCCCCCGACTTCAAAAGCGCCTGCTCTACGTCATTGGCCTTGATCGTGAAGTTAGTCTGATTCTGGACTAGAGCGGGCTGCTCCCTCAATGCCTCCTCAGGAGTCTTGCCCTGTAGGTACGCAATAGGGCCCAGCGACGTGTTCAATACCTCGTTGGGGTCTATGTTGAGCGCCTTGAGACCCTCAATGGTTGAATTGGTCAACTCATCCATGAGGTTCTGCATAGCCGGAGTGGGTTCTGAGAAGTACTCCCTATACTCCTTACTACTGGTAAGGTCCCTCTCGAGCGCCCTGATCTTGTCTGCATCAGCACCCCGAACGATGCCCTCCTGGAAGTTCTCTGGATCTATCGGCATCCGCTCACGGTACGTACTCAGCAACTCTAGTCTCTCAGCGGGGGTCAAATTATCAGCCGCGAGCTTTCTAGACAGTACTGCAGCATTGAACTTCATCGCGGCAATATCTGTCCTACCGCCCTCTTCCTTCAATAGAGCATCCATTGCCCTATTGAAGCCCTGAGTGGCATTGACAACCCCGCTCACTGCCTGGGCGCTAGCTCGGCCCCTAGTGACGTTCACGATTTTTCGGAGATTGAAGGCACTACGAAGATCTCTAAGCGCAGTGTCCTCAGCTACCCCCGGTATGGCGCTGGGTACAGGTATACTACCTATCTTCGATCCTAGGGTTGTATCTACTACGTTCTTTTCCAAGAACGCCCTGAGGGGAGCCTGTGAGTATGACGGCAAAGGCACGGCGGGGGCCTCTAGGCCGGGCGTAGTGTAGTCAATCTCAGGATGGACTAGCTGTATGTCCCTTGCCCTGCCTGCGGGGACAGTCTTAGTCAACGCCTCGCCTACCTTCGCAAGGGCACTACCCTCTTCACCGATACGAGACAATGCTGCTCCACCGCGGGCAACTGAGCCAGCACCCAGAGAAGCTAAGCTAAGTACGTCTAGCGCAGGGAACAACGGGTGCATCGGATCTAAGTGAGTGAAGTCGTGGACAGTCCCCTGTACTGTGGCCTTAGCAATATCAGTCAGGTCAGGTCCCGCCCCCTTCGCCGTGCCCGTAAGCTCAGCGACTGTTCTAGCTGTAGCTCCACCTAAAGTCATGAGACCCTGTGGGAGCCCTGCCAACATTTTTCCAGCGTCTGTGACTGTATTCAACCCAGCCTCAAACGGCTTCTCGACGGCCCCGAGGATGCCCATGATGCCCCCGCCACCTGTCTTTTGAATTGGCGGGGGGGTACCGATGCCTTCACTTAGAGACGCTGTGTCTTGGGGCGACAGGAAAGCGGGATTGATCTTGCCTGTGGCCACAGCCGTAGCCAGTAGGTTAGTTCTGACCGCTTGGTTGATGCCTGTACTCTCAGCAATGGTAGTTCCAAGCTGACCCGACAGGGATTGACCCAACAACGCCCCCTGATAGAGAGTACTAAGATCAGCCATTAGAAGATCTTAGGAATGGAGGTACCTATGCTCTTGAGAGCGCCACCGACACCAGTAGCTGTCCTGCTAGTAGGCGTTGCTGCCTTGGCCGCGCGCTGCTTGAACGTATCTGCCCACTGGGCGATAGTCTGACCGCCGCCACCGGAGACGAAGGTACCACCGCCTACGGCTGCAATCAACTTCAGGGCCTCATCCTGATTGAGGCCATACAGCGTCATCATGCCGCGCAGTGCGGAGCCGAGGTCAGGATGCCATGTAGTAGGATCAATGACCTGTTGCTTGGTAGTGATGCCCGTGACGGGGTTCTTCACAGTCTTCGTCGTGAGTTGGTCTTTAGTCGGCGTCAGGACACTCTGGATGTACTTGATTGCGTTCGCTTGAGCCTGACCCTGAGCCTTAGCAGTTGCGTCAGCAGCATTAGACGATATCTGCTGCTGTTGGTTAGCAATCGTCTGGGCGTTCTGAGCAGTAGTCGCTGCTTGTGCCGCCCTGTTAGCAGCGTCATTCTTCTGAGTCTCAGCGAACTGCTTCGCCGTCTGAGTCTGATTGAACGCCTGCGCCTGTGACTGAAGACCGAACTGCTGCTTGGCGAGTTGCTCTTGGAATGTGAGCGACTGAGAGCTTTGTAGGTCAGATACCATTTGCTCCCTTGCCTTCTCGATGATGCCGGGAATCTGATCGACCAGGGCTTGTTGCTGGGTGCGTAGCCCCTGAGCTGCTGCTTGGTGACGAAGACTCTCTGTATTGAGCTCAGTCGCGCGCTCGAGGGGCACATTGCCCAATTGCTCTGACGGGACAGCTAGATAGCTACTGGCGAGATTGTTGAGCTCGTCCTGAGTAGCAGTAGTAGCTGCCTGCGCCGCGCCCGTGTAAGGCAACGTTTCAGCTGCGCCCTCGGGAGCCGTGATGCCCATCATCTGAGCGAGCGAGTTAGGGCCGCCCTGAGCAGATTGAAGTGCAGCGCCTAGGTTAGCTTGTCCTGGCCCCGCGTTGTTCTGGGCAATGATGTCATTGAGCGACTTTTGAACCTGACCGAACGCCGTCTTAGCCTGTTGCTGGTACTGGTTATAGATAGACCCGATAGCGCTTCTGCGCTGAGCGTTCGCTGTGTTCTCAGCAGCTGTCTGACCCTGTATGTCTTGGAGTTGCGGTAGGTATTGCGGCTTGGCAGCATTCAATACTGATTGATTGAACGAGCCCAGGGTTGTGGGTCCAGCTGCAAGAGGATTGAACGCTGCCTTACTGGTTGTGTTGAGCCCGAAAGTAGAGGTGAGGGGATTGACAGGCGGGGGGGCTTTAGGGGCGGCCTTGACGGGAGCCCTGGCTAGGGGCTTAGCGGCTGCAACCGGCTTAGCTCCTGGCTTCACCCCCTGCTTGTTGATCGGTAGCGGAGTCCCTACCACCTTCATACCCGATACCTTCGAGGTGGGAGCCTGGATCTGCTTGGCTCTGGGAAGTGCGGGGGTTAGAGCTGCCATTATTTAGTCGCCGCTGCCTTTATCAGCCTAGGTGGCACTGTGGTGGTGGATTTCTTAGTCGTGGGCTTCTTCGCTGTTACTTTCTTGACCGTACTTGGCTTTGTCGGTTTATTGGACACAGGGGCCTTCTTGCTGCCGACGCTCGGGAGCTTACCCTTAGTCTTAGGCACCTGGGGTCCCTTGAGCGTTGGAGTCTTTGCCTTCGCTGGCGCTTTTGGAGACGGGGCGGGCACCCTAGATCGGATGTTAGTGGTGCCTGTCTGGAAGCCCCCTGCCGCGGTGTTAGCAGTAGGCAGCTGGTTCAGGGCGTTCTGTCGCTCGTCGAGATTAGCGTTGTCGATGGCTTGCTGCTGGGCGGCCTGAGCCCTCGTCATAGCCAAGTTGAAGTTGCCCAGCGCGTTCTGGTATGTGTTCCATCCCCCCAACTGGGCTCGTTGCTGGGCATCCATGATGTTCTGCCTGTCCTGTAGAGCGAGGCTGGAAAACAAAGTGCCCGCGCGCTCCCTCGCGCTGGTAGCAGCCAACTGAGAGTTTTGAGCTCTCAACGCTGCCATCGCGAGGGTAGAGTTAGGGTTGACTGTCGTGCCTAGCCCGAGCCCCGCCATAACCGATGGGTCACCGTATGTCATCGCCTGGTTCTGCAATGACCTAAGGGCGGTAGAAGCATCTAGCCCATACGTAGTCGTAGCTGCTGCCTTCGCTTGCTCGTCAGCGGGGACGAGACCTATGTTGTAAGGCACGGGTGCTGGAGCAGGCGCGGGGGGCTTAGGGGCAACTGCTACCGGCTTAGGGACTACAGGCTTAGGGGCCACAGGTCTGGGGGTCACGGGCCGAGCTGGAGGTCTCGCTGCAGGTCTGAGCCCTTGTACCGCACCGCCTGGATTGATTCTCGGGGATCCCGGTGCGGGTAGCTTGCCCTGAAGTTGCCCCGTGACAGCAGCAGGGCTGACGCCCCCAGTAGGGCTAATACGAGCAGCCGGGGGCCTAGCAAAGCTGGTAGGTTGCTTTACAGGGGGCCGAGCGAGTGTGGGTGCGCCCAGAGTAGCCATTACCAACCAGCTACCCCTCGGAGGGGCATGTCACTGCCGTAACCCTGCGCATCCTCCACCGTATCGGGCTCGTCGAGCTGATCTTCACCGAACCTGCCCATGCAGCGAATCAGAGCCTTCTCGAACTCGTCTTGAGCAGTTTTGGCCCTATCCTCCTCGTTCTCAGCTTGCAGCGCATAGGATGCCGCGCGCATAACGATGGGATAGTGCAGCATAGTGGGCCACACGTTGCCGGTTGTAGTGGGCACGTCTACGGGATTGACGAGATCAGACGTTAGGGCTTGGTAGATGAGCATGACGTTGGTGTCTGTGATCGGCACCCGCCATACTTGAAGATGATTAGTGCCGATCAGCGTGTATACCTCCAGGAGCCCTGTGTCCGTCTCATCCTGAATGTTGCGCGTGAACTTGTGCCTGTTCCAATACTTGATTTTGGCGAGATGGTCTAGGTCTTTGAGGGAGTGGATCTTGGAAAAGTCAGCAGGCAACGTGAGAGTATTGGATCCAGCAGGAACAACCAAGGACACAGGGGTGGCGTAGAGCCAGGGCCAATCAAAGGACCCCTCGATCTCATGCAGCGATGCGTTGATCCACTCCTCAAGGGGGTCGGTCTCGTCGAAACCGTACCGCATGAGAACGTTCTGCATGTCCTGGAAGTTCATTAGCCCCAGCCGTTAGCGTAGGCGAGCACGACTACGACCGCGATGCAGAGCAGTGCTATATCAGCGATTGAGATTGCCATTGACCCAACTTTCATGTCACACCTCTCGATCTTACCCCGCTGTCGGAGAAGTACACTCTCGGGGCGTGAATGACTCCGTCCTTACGAAGAGCCAAGAACAGGCGTTCCCCCGCTTCGCCGACAGCCTCAGACATAGAGCGATCTTTCTCTCGTTCCTCCTCGCGATCCATTGCCTCGTATCTCTTGTTGGGGTCTATATACGAACTGCTCGCCTGGTCAGCCCGCTTGATGCGGTCGATCGTGGCTTGGCTAAGAAACTTCGTAGTGAACATCACTGAGTCAGTGCCATCCTTGCAGTGTTCTACGATTACCCAGCACTCCTGGCTAGGATCTTCGTCGAAGAACACAGAAACCTGCCCCGGCCACTCTCGCTCTATCCGTCGCTTGATGTCTAGGACGTCGTCCTGATAGGTGATGAGTCTACCCTTGTTGGCATCCACGATGGACAGACCAGGCTTGGAGAGTTGTCGGGGCTTTGGTTTCATACCGGCCTACTTTGCGAATACTTGGGCGACCACGTTGGTATCGCCCGTCAGGGCAGCAGGGTATGCTCCAGCCGCCAACTCAGTGCCGGGAGCACTGAATACTTTGAGTACCTTGGTCGTAGGGTTGTACTCGAACCCGTAACCCGCACCTCCCGCTACGTCTACCGATAGGATACTACCCACTCCGCTGGAGAAGAGCGAAGTCGGGTCGAGGGCATCTCCCCCTGTCACGTAACTACCGGAGAAGGCCAGATTGAGAAACATCGACCATATATCTCCGAGAGCCGACTGACGGTTACCCGACGGGAGTACTACAGGCGTGGCGACAACAGTCATGCCGCCTCCTACGACCAGGTTGAAGCAGCGTCGTCCTGAAGGTTGACGATCCTGCCCAACCTGTTACGTCCGACCGTTGCGAAGTCGTGGTCCGCCGCCAGGTAGGCGTCGAAGTTGTCCGTGCGGTCGACGGCACGGGCGAGAATTGCCCCGTCGTCGTCCACCCAGTTCCATCCACCCTTGCCGTCTTGCCCGGCATCGAGGTAGACCCACATCATCGCGTCCGCATTGAGGAACCACATGGCCCCCTTCGGACAGTCGTCGTCGAACACCATCGGCATCTCGTTGAAGAGGATGGCCTTGAACCCGCCACGCAGTGTGACGGAGTCAGAGTCGTTGAACCTCTTCTGGGACTTGAGGGTGTTGACGTAGCGGCGACGGATACCACGGGTCGTAATGATCAGCTCGACTTCTGCCTGACCCGAAGCCCCGACACGGTCGACCACTTGCTGGCCCTGATCTTCTGAGAACGGGTTACCCCCGCCATCGAAGACCGCTGAGTTCCACCACGAGTTCGCCGCCGCCGAGCCATCTACGCCATGCAGCACGTTGTAGGTGGGACCCGGTCCAGCCGTGTTGGTGATCATGTTGCCCAACCCATTGATCTCGTTCCCGTAAGAACCGGTTCGGACGAAGCGGTGGTTTGTAGTGGCAGTGACGTCTGCACCGGAGTACGTCACGACCTTAGTCGAGGGGTTGATCGCGGTGATGATCCGGGCTGCCGCGAGGATGGTACCCGGCACCCCGATGAAGTCCACCAGGTCAAGGACCATATTGACCCGGAGGTACTGGACTGAGTCGACGGTGACACTATTCGCTCCGTCAGCTGTGACCGCGGCGAGGGCTCCCGACTGCGAAGAGAACCCCTGCCTGTTGACATCCTTGCGAATGTCCATGACCATACCCTTTGTCTCGGCCTCCAACAGACGGAGGAAGACGCCGGGCTGACGCTCGCTTAGCTTGATTGCATAGCGAGACAGTCGAATCGACCCGAGGTTGTGATGCAACCTGTCCTTGAGGTCGGTCCATCCCTGCTGACCCGCGGTGGGGAGGGGGCCACCTTCGACGATGGCTCCCAGCCCCTCGTTGCGGGCCATGTGAGCGGGTAGTACCCACTCGCGGCCAGCGAATTGCACGCCCTCACTCTCGCGAGTGAAGCCGCGCCAATCGTATTTCTGGCCAGACCCTTCTGCTCCCGACGAGGACGGGACTCCACCTGAGTCCTCGTTGTCGTCGGCAGCGAACATGAGAACGCAACGCTGGTTGAGCTGCTCCCTGATTGGAGTCAGGTAGTACTCCTTGAGAATAGCGTCGGCGTTCGCAGTAGTCTGCGCCACTGAGACTCCTTATCAGCTGCCTTCAGCCGCGGCGCTTTGAGCGAGGAACTGCTGAGCACCTACAGTCGCTTCGCGGAAGGGATCGCCCCTACGGGGGTTTAGCCCTTGCTTAGGCGCCTGAGGCATTTCTCCTCTGACTGTCGGCGCACGGCTGCCGTTTGAGTTATTAGTCGTGAAGTCCTTTAGAAACCCGTCCCTCAGACCAGTGAAACTCTGAGCCGCAGTGGAAATATCGCCCTTGTGGACGATTAGTGCGGCTACTATCTGCTCATCGGATACGAGATCGTCTGGGATCCCCGATGCCTTCAAATTCTCCCTGATAGTCCCCTTTGCCTCAGTGAGAAGGGCTTCTTGCTGACGGGACTCATCAGCGGCAGCTCGCTGATTCTCAGCTTCCTGCTGCTGGTTGATGTACTGCATGACCGATTGCTGGTCGGTCATCATCTGCTGAGCCCACGACGGCACGTCTCCCATCTCCACCCCGTCCATAGGACCTGGGGCACTCAAGAGTGCCTGTATCGAATCGACGGAGAACTCAGGATTTTGGATCAGACCTTCCTCCTGAAGCGACTGTGCCAGTCCCAACCACGTGGACACAGGGTCCGTTGAGTAGTTACCCAGAAACGTGAGAAGGTTCTGGACTTGGTCTGGAGTGACCTGATCCATGAGACTTTTATACGGCGCGTACTGCTGCTCCATACGGGTCACATGGCCAAGCACGTTGGTCAGGTGAGGTTGTAGGAGCTCGCGTTGATTTTCAGGGACGTTGGGGAATAGACCCCAATTGAAGGAACTGCCCTGTTGCTGCTGGGAGCCTGTAGACTGACCTTGCCCGCTAGACCCTTGGCCGCTGGCCGGCGGCTGAGCAGCGGGTGGCGTCCCTTGAGCTGGTGCGGCAACTGATGCTTCCATGTCGGTGAGCTGTGCCTCAGTGGGCCTTAGCTCTTACCCCCCTTTGTGCGGTTCTTGGTTTTAGCGGTCTGTAGCTGTTCGCCCTTGGACCCTGATTTTGAGAAGTGCCCCTTTTCTGCGAAGTTCGCCATTGCTGCCTTCCGTGCGCCGGCGAATGATGGGGAGGAGGCCGGACCTTCAGACGACTGAGTGCCGCCTGACAGGTCAGGCCCCCCGATCCCACCTCCAGGGGCCATCGCGCCCCCCGGAGTATTTAGGCCACTCGTCATATCCTGTTGATCGTTCTGGCCCAAAACTTTGCCCAGATCACTGGTCATTTGCAGCATCGCGCCGACCGCACGTTGAATAGCGGGCTCGGGCTCGTTCTGCATGATCTGAGCCAACAAGCTCTGAACTTGCTGGAGCAGTACTGAGCTCTGACCCGGGCCGGGCATCCCGCCGCCGCCCTGGGTAGGGTCGCCCCCACCCCCACCCATGCCACCCGTAGGGTCTGCGCCAGCTGGCGGTGCAGTGAGACCCATTAGATTTGGCCTCTCCCCCACCCCTGATGGACCTCAAGGACCCTTAGATCCTCGCTGGGTACAACCATCAAGTCTGAGCGCCCGTCGCGAGTTCTCACGACGTAGGAATCGACCTCAACGAGGCGAGCTTCGCTGGTGCCCGAGTTGCCGATCAGTTCCTTGATCGCATCCTCGTATATCGGCGTTTGGACGAAGGCCATACGACCCGCTTCGGGGTGGTCCCCAATGATCTGCACCCGTTGGCCGGGATAGAGACGCGGGAGTTGCCCCTCTCCTCCGTGATGCTTCGGGTCTACCTTGGCACGGTCGTATGCTTCCTTGCCCATCGCCTTGCTTAGCTTCGCGGCTCGCTTGCCGGCTTCGGAGTCGCCGCCGGTTGGGGAGATGAAAGCCTGGGGTCGTTGTTCGGGAACGACCTGCGGCTCCGCGGGTGACTGAGCTTCAGCCGCTACAGCCTCCTCTTTGAGGAAATCATTGCCCTCCTTGGGCACTTCCTCGGACACCTCCTCTTCGTGTGTCTCTTCCGTGTCTCTGTTCTTCGGCATTGGGATCCCTTCTCGAGTTGGGCGGGATTATACGCTACTGGGGCTGAGCCTCAAGGAGGCTTCTCGGCGATGTAGCTGATGTGAATTGGCTCGGTGGCCCCTGAGGAACGTTCTGCCCGTTAGCGTTAGAGGGAACGCTAGAGCCCTGCGGTGCGGAGCCGTTTTGGCCCTGTTGGGGCTGTGCTGGTTGCGACGCTGCCTGCATCTGCATCTGCTCGTAGTAGGTATGCTCTTCGTCGTGCTGCTCGAAGAGCTCCTGGATGTCCTGAGACAGGGCAGTGTAGTCAGCGCTTTTCATATAGTTGCGGTGGACGTAGTGATGGGCTGGGTGGTTGTACCACTCTTTGACACCAGGATCTTGACCATTTTGCAGCATATGGTTCTCACGTTCCGCCTGGTCGAGGTCAATCTCCCACTCGTCGGGCTCGCCCTCAGATAGCTCGAGCATCTGCCTTACCTTGCGTGGGTCTTGCTCTAGTTTACGATCCCACAAGTCCAAGATGTATTGCTGCTTGGCAGCCTTAGATCTCGGTAGTGCCGACCCCGCCTGAACGTTCACCGCTGCACACCCATCGAGCATTGAGCCGAAGAAGTCAAACACCTCGTCGTCTGAGTGCTTCTTGTAAATACGAACTACCCTCGGCGTCGTGTACTTCTCAGCGATGACCTTGAGAATGTGATTAGCCACCCCCTCCATCGTTTCCTCGAACTCTTGTACTGTGACGCCAAGCCTGGTGTCATCCTCCTCCTGCAGGTAGGCGATAGCGACACCAGACCTGGCGCCGGGGGGCACGCGCCCCTGAGACGTCTCACCCTGCCCCCCGATCTCGAGAATGTGTTCCTTCAGAATGGTGATGAGATCACTCACATACTTCGGCATCTCTGGCATCTCGATGGGCTTGGGCTCAGGGACATTCGGCATGTAGTTGAACTCGATGCGAGCACCGGGCTTGTTTTGGATCTCTTTGGTGATTTGAAGCTGCTTCGGAATCAGCCACGGGGGGTTCGCCATGAGATTCCTGTTCTCCATCATCTGCGACTCAGTCTTGGACAGCTCGAGCACAGCGCCCTTGATCTGGGGGATCACAGACATAGCGTACGGGCCCATAGGGAACGGAACGTGACCCATCATGTGAACTGGGAGCTCACCGTGACTGTACTCGAACGCCGTCTTGTCTAGGATGCCATCTTTGTTGAAGACTAGACACAGGCCGTCGGGGAACTTCGGGTGCCCCGGCTTGATCCACATTTGATGTATCTCCGACAGCTTCTGCACGTGGACAGGGCGTGTCGCCAGCTTGCCGGTGTAGTCAAACCTACCCATCAGCCGCTGCTCGATGATACCCGGGATGGCATGGGGGTCAGGGCTCACATGGACGCCCCATCGGCGGTAGACTTCATCGATGTCGTAGGTGTCAGTGTAGATGCACCACCCAGCGTCCTCGATGAACATTTGACTGAAGTCCCATATGATCTGAAACGGGGACACCTGCTTGATGATGAGTTCCCCCTGGGGGATTCTCTTGTAGTTGGGCTTGACACCATCTGAGTCCAGTTGCTGCTTGTAAGCCTCGATCACCTGGGGGTCGAAGATGGGGTTGCCCCCTTGGTCGCACAGAACCTCTATCTCGCCCAGCTTCGTTTTGTCGTAGTCGACGATGATGCCACCGATCCCGCACGTAAGCGCCCAGACCAACATACGCCGTCGCACGCGCGCCATGTGGAACGCACTTTCCACGTAGTTGTTCATGACCTTATCGCCGACCTTCGCTGAGTTCAAGTCACTCTGGTCGGACGAACGGGCTAGAACGTCGATGATCGGCCGGTTCTTGGTCAGTTTCGCAAGTTCAGTCCTGACGACCGGCTGGGCGAGGTTGATCGGAACCCTGACCCTATGGTCAGGCCGTCTGACAGGTTCAACAAGCCGTCTTTTGTGAATATCCCACTCAACCCACAGATCTCCCATGTAGACTGCGATTGACTCCCACCATATCCCCTCCCAGTGACGCCGACGGCCCAAGCCTTCTTTGTAGAGGGCCATAGCCCATCCGTACAGCTTCTTGTCATCCTCGCTCCTTGGGGGTGGCAGGGTTTGTGGGTCATTATCTGCTATTGCCATATCTACCTCTCAAGATCGGGGGGGCGCTCAACGCGAAGGCGAGGACTCCCCGCGGAGCGCTCAACCCCGTTTGACGGATGCCATGAGTCATCCATCAACTTTGCGGGGTCCCGGCAGCCCCAGAAGGTCCGCCAGCGATGGACTGAAGTGCCGCCAGCTGGAGTCTCATTTGAATTGCCGCTCGCTGGTCAGGCGGCGTGCCGGGATCCTGTAGTATTTGCACCATCTGCTGTATCGCCGCGGGGTCCTGTGAAAGCTCTGTGCCCGACCCCACCATTTGAGCGAGGTCAACGTTCGACATGCCGCCGGTACCCTGGGGGGCAGCTGTTTGGGCGCCGGTAGGAGCCGCAGCGGCGCTCCCCGTGGGTGTCGCATCAGTGGGCGCACCCATTTGCGGGGTGACGCCAGCAGCCTGGGGGGCGGCTCCCGTAGGGGCGCCTGTGGCCGCTCCGGGCTGAGAATTCATAGCAGCCTGCAGCAAAAGTCTGGGGTCTATTTGAGCACACATCACTTCCTCCGTTTCATGTGGGCTACCGCTGCCTCGTGAACTTTGTTCTTGTACTCAGGCAGCTTCCCGGGATTGTCGAAGTGGTGGCGTTTTACCCACGCTGGACCCTTCGTGGCATACAAGTACTTACGTTGCTGTTGGCTTTGTGCGGGCACTACTTACCCCACGATCTCGCATTCTTCGCGAACTGGAGCTTCTTGCGCATCGCCTCACTAGGATTGCCCGCGAGGCGCTGATTGATAGTGGACACAGGGATCTTCTGGCTCGAGGGGATCTTCAGTGCTGAATGGAGGGAGCCCTGCTTGGACTTTTTGATAGGGCCGATAGCGGCTCTTTGAAGTCTACCGTTACTCGCCAAGACCGCCACCCCCCGGGGAAAGCTCCCACTCGCGATTTTCATCCACGTAGCTCACTTCACCGGGTGAGGGGGTCTCGTGGGCCTTGTGAAGAATCAGCGAATCCATGTTCGTCAGGGCCATCAGTCTGTCTTCCAGGGACGCACGCTCCTCGCGCGCGCGTGTATTTAGTAGGACCACTGCATAAAAAAATATGAGTGCTTGGACGACGATTACGGCTACAAGTGCGTAGCTCATTTCTTGAGCCCCTTACCCAGCTTGGCCTTCAATTTGTCTAGCGCTGTTACCATCAGTTGGCCACGTAATAGAGGCGAACTACGATGAGAGCTCCACCAGCGATAGCTGATATACGGGCTCTGATGAAGGGGTACGGGTCTAGAATCTGGTAGACGGCCTTCAGGTTAGCTGTCACAGATAGAGCTACAGCTGCACGGGCGAGCGCCGACTGACCGTTGACCGGTTGGTAGCCCAATAGATAGGCGTTGGTGAAGTTAGCATCTAGGGCGCCCTCGAGATTGAGCGTAGCAGTGCCCCCCGCGGACTCCACTACCTCCGCCATGATGGCTCCAGTTACACCCGAGACTTCACCTAGGACGCCATTGCCGTTGGCAGTAGCTGGAGCTGCATAGCTCGATCCCTGCAACCAACGGACATAGGCTTGTTGTGGCATGAGTTACACCTTACCGCGCTGTGCGCTCTCGAATTCTCCGACTTGCAGCTGCACCCTCCTTGACACGAGTGACCTCCCCCAACAGCTTCTCGTGCTCTTCTACTAGCTCGGTGTACTCCTCGAGAAGGACTTCATATTTCTTAGTGAGATCGTCGAAGCCTCCCCTCGTAGCACGTCCCACTAGGTCAGCCACTATTTCTCCGCAGTCCCAGCACAGATACAACATGCCACCCCAGTCTATGTCTACCCCTTCGGCCCACAGCGCTTGGCGCTGGTTGCCTTCGAAGTCAGCGGGATTGCCCCCACAGGCGACACAGCATTGGGGCGTCTCGGGCATACCGTTCAATCTCTTCCAGGGCACTTATACCTCCGAACCAAGCATTGAATGTCCTCGTTCTGAGCTTCCCCTGTCCATACGCGCACGCACACGACGCCAGTACTGGGCAGCAGGACTCATATCCTCGTTTATGTGCACCATCGGGGAAGCAGGATGAGGCCTAGTCATAAGTATATACCCCAGAGCATCAACGTCATGGTCGTCTTTCTCTAGGGGTTGCTCCTTAGCATCCTCTTCCTTCATTGGTGGCTTCTTTTTCCACTGATACTGCTGGATGTGCTCGACCAGATTGACACAGTTCTTGAAGATATACAGCTTCGGCCACCCAGCGTCAGCTGTCTCCCCCGTTACTGGGTGCGGCCAATCTCTATTCATCATCAACCACTCAGCCACACGGTTGATGCGGGCGGGAACGTGTCGGTCTGAGGGGATAGTGATAATGCCGTAGTCCCAATACTCGTCAATCACTGAGCGCCCCGTGTTGGGGTCCTTGTGACTCGCTGAGGCGTCGATCACAGTGTAGACAGGATGCCGATAAAACGCCCGCTTCTCATGGATCTTAGTGGCGTGATGTCCCACGAGCTTGCCTGCTTCGTAGTGCTCGTCAATGATGAAGCAATTGCCGACTTCGTCGAATGCCGCCCATAGCACTGACGTAGGATTACGGCGGCCGTGGTCAATGCCCTCGATGATGTCCCAGTTGTCAGGTATCGGAAACGGCCGTATGGTGTGAACGTCAGGATCAAACTCAGGCCATATCTGACCAGAAAAGACGTCGAAGCTCCCCTCGACGAATCTCTTTATCCACGCCTCGGGCATGTGGCTCAACGACTCTATGTAGTCAGAGGGCAGATTAGGGTTGTCGTAGGTGGTAGCGTGGATCATGCCGTGGTCCTTGTACGCCCCGCCTTGCTTCAGGAAGATGTTGCGTCGCCATATCCAGTCGTGCCCGTTGGGGTTAGCGAGGCACATGCCCACGCGCGGGCCAATCTGCTCACGCAAACGTCCATACAGCATCTGGAACATCTCTTCAGGCACTTCTTCAGCCTGGTCGATCAGGAACCACGACAAGTTCAGGTTAGACAGCTTCTCAGGCTCGTCCAGGGGCCAGAAGTGTATGCTGGAGTTGTTGATGAGTGTGAGCTTGCCCTCGGTTTTGTGGAACCGCCTGATCAGCTCCTGAGGACACCCGGGCCACGAGCCCTTAGGACCACCGCCGCCCTCGAAGAACTGCTTCTGCGTGGTCGCCTTCAACTCAGGACGTGTGCGCCTAGCGATTAGTCCGGTACACCCAGGGTACTCAAGAGCAAGCATCAAGGCCTCAGCACACCCAGCGTCAGTTTTGCCATTGCCCCATCCGCCGACGAAGAATCTGTACTTCTTCGCCATGCCATGAAACTCACGCTGCTTGGGACTGGGCTTGTAGTCAAGCTCAATCTCTACTTCTTCTGGTTCAGCTGCGAGTTTCATGTGCTCACTTTCACCACGCTCAGCGACGTCCAGTTCGAGCCGCCGTAGATGCCGCCCGAGACACCGGGGGCCCCACTTTGATTGCCCACCATGCCGCCGATGACGTCGTTGGCGTTGGCCTGGATAACAGCGCTAGCTACAATGCTCTGATATAGACCAGCGGCGTGGTTGAAGACTACGGCGCCTGCACAGACAGCCCCAACATCAGTTGGCGAGGGGTTCTGAGTCACGTTGTAAACGCCGAAGTCAATACGGCCCGTTGGCGCATTGACGTTGAGCAATACATTAGCGTCGACTTGATAGAGCCCCGCCGAAGGCACTTGCACGCCGCCACTAGCACGGACAGCGCCCGCCTGCGCAAAGATCACCGTGTCAAAGAGAATTTGTACAGGAGTAGCACCTGTCGCTATCGCCTGCGGGGTGCTCAGCGTCACTCTTGCACCCGGCATCACCGTAGGACTCAGCGACTCATACGGCGAAGCTGAGCCAGCAGCCCTCGCTAGTATCCACGTCTGCTTGTCCTGTGTGCCGGGCGTCTGACCCGCACCGCAGTAGATGTAGACAGGCATATCAGTCGCCGGCTGGTTAGTCGATGGAGTCAGCTTCCATGGCGTAGTGGCATTACCGACCACAGTAACGAGATAAAGGCCACAGTCGCTCGTATTGTCCTTTACCAGCACCACGGCGTTGGTGCCCGGCGTCACCCCGTCCACTACGAGCGCCCCGTTTGCTGATGCAGTCAGCACACCGCCACTCACTGTATACGCAGGCAGCGGAGACACAGTCGCCCATCGCGCTGTCAGTAGGGGTCCTGTGGGCCCCGTGGGCCCTTGCGGTCCTGGCGGTCCCTGCGGCCCGGCGCCAACCATCGAGATCGACAGATAGTTGGCCGCTGATGCCGGAGCGGTCACGTAGAGCGGCCACAAGCCGCTGACGTAAGTCCATAGCTCGACGTAATCGCCCGCGCTCAGATGGAGCACGTCAGTGACGGTCGAGGACACAGCGCCCTGCGCGTCAACGTTGCTGATCCGGTCGCCGTAAGAGGTCACAGAACCGTTGACGAACAGACCGGCCCAGAACGCCGTGTTCACGTTCGCTGTCAACTGAGCGAACATCGACGCCCCCTCAACCTGGTAGTAGCCTGTCGCCGGACACACCCAGCGACTGTTCGCTAGGTTGAGGTTCGAGCCCGTATCGAAGTCAGCGGTGTCGAGCGGGATCTTGATCCAGCCGGTCGCACCCGCTGTGAACGCGGCAGTGCGGTGCATCCTCGATGTGTAAGCGACCGTGCCCGGCGTACCCGCTGGCCCAGTTGGTCCCGTAGGTCCCGTTGCGCCAGTCGCGCCCGTCGCCCCAGCGGGACCAGTAGCACCCGTTGCGCCGGGGGGACCCGGCACAGTGCTCGCCGGCCCAGTAGGACCTGTCGGCCCAGCTGGACCCGTATTACCTATTGGTCCCTGTGGCCCCGTTGAGCCAGTTGCCCCTGTAGCGCCCGTAGAACCTATAGGACCCGCAGGACCCGTGGCACCAGGCGGCCCGGGTACCGTCGAGTCAGCCCCCGCAGCACCTGTAGCGCCAGTCGCCCCTGTAGCACCAGTAGGACCCGTAGGGCCGGGAGCGCCAGTCGACCCAGGCACCCCAGGTGGACCCTGTGGCCCCACTTGAATTAGGGATATGGACAGAAAACAATAAGCCGCAGAAGTAGTGACTGCCCACCCAGCTGCGTTGGACCAAATATACAGCTCGAGGTAGTCGCCCTTGACGCAATAGACGATGTCTGAGATAGACGGTATGGGATTGTTGCCGTTGGTGCCAGAGTTGCCCTCACTCATGGCCACCCCGCCACCATTGTGGAAGATGCCAGCCTGAATACGATACCCAGCGCCGCTGACGGGCGCACCCGCGACAGCATTAGCTTGGTAGTAGCCAGGAGTAACGATGAGGAATCTACCGTTCGCTGAGTCCCACATGCCCCCAGTGTCATAGACTAGAGTGTCGAGGGGAATCTTGGCGAAGCCATTTAGTGTGCTGATCGCCGCACTACGATAAGCTTTAGCACTAACTACCGCCCCCGTGCCGCCCCCTCCGCCACCACTACCCCCAGTCGGCCAATGAGACTCAATGAACTCGAAGTTCTGCTTGACAGGCTCGTCCTTGATCTGACCTGTAGCGGGGAGGTATATAGGCGCGATCGTGGACACAGGGCTAGGTTTTGATGAAGACGTTGGCTACTGTAGAGGGCTGCACGATGTTCTGATAGTCAGTGATGCCGGTGCCAGTGGCGCTGCCAACTGTAGAGCCCCCAGCAGCTTCAGTGTTACCAATCAGCACCGCGGGATTGACAGCGGTGGAGCCGCCATCGTAACCACCCGTACCGGTGACGTGCCCGTGCCCAGCGTTATAGCCCAGCGCCCCGTTCGGAGTATCGTAGACAGTCAAAGTGTTAGTGCCCCAGGCAATACTGATCGCTGCACCACCGCTGCCGCCCAGTGGGTGGGTATGACTATTGACTGACAGCGCAGGTATGCTCAGCTGAGGCACGTTATGGGCTTGAGTCTCAGCACCTATCTCTTGACCCAGTGACCGACCCGTAAGGCCCGGCCCAGCACCAGCGCCCATGATGACTCGCCCGCGATAGTCAGGTATGTTGAAGGTGCTGCTCCCATCGCCGTTACCGAAGTAGCCGCCAATAGCTGCCCACAGCGCTGCGTATATCGTCCTGCTGACAGCTGAGCCGTCGCATAGCAAGCACCCCGACCGACCAGGAGCAGCACTCACTACGAGATCGCCCGGTACTAGGCCAGACTGTTGCCCCAAAGAGGACATATTGCTCTGGTCTAGACCCCCGTTGATGACGCTGGTGATAGCGTCGAAGTCAGCGAGAATCATCTCGATCGAGCGAACATCAGTGCCCAGCGGCCTGTTAGGTATGCTGACGAAAGTCATCAGTGCTCCTTGCCGCCTCTGACGGCGAACTCAGCTACATTGATCAGGAAAGGCGACCCTCCCGGTATGGTGCGGAATCTGATAGCGTGGAACCTGCCGCGACTCTCAGGCCTCACACGGGAGAATCTGTATACCTTCGCTGGGTCCCACGTCCCCCCAGCCAGATCCCATGTACCCCCACCGTCCCAGACAATAGGGTCACTGGCGGGCTTGGGCGGGTTAGGCAGGGCTTGAGAAAATGTAGGCGCCTGCTCGAAGTCACGGAAAATGTCCACTACACAGTCGCCACTCAGCTCAACGTTGCACCGTCGGATACGCTCGAAGGGCTCCTCGCCTTGTATCGCCATCCACGCGCTTTGCCATCTCGCTGAGACCTCAGTGCCGTCGTCCGTTTGCCCGTAAAAGTATTGGTACAACTTGCCATTAGGGTCCCCACCGTATACCCCCCACGGTGAACTCGGCGTAGGCTTCCATGCAGCTAGGCTCGTAGCGCTGAAAGTATGCAGCATGAACGCTGGCAGCAGCAGATAACGCCGTCCGCCGATGCGACGGAAGTTGATGTGCGGCACCAGCTCGATCAGCACGGAGTTCTGAGTAGCGTTACCTATAGGTATGCTCAGCAGGATCCTAGGATACGAGTCCTGGGTGCCTACTATGCGGACCTTGTCGATCGCCGCAGCGTTCAGATTTTGCGGGAAGTAGTTGGTGATGCTGCCAGTCTCGAGAGCGATAGCGACTCCAGCCGTCGACCACAAACCTTGTCGATTGAAGAAGTATAATTTGTCCTCTATCACGTCGGACTGGAACCTAGCATGACACCCGGGCTCGCCTACCCGCCGGTTGGCAAAGGACACAGGGTCCGTCATTAGCCACACGCTTCGTTCCTTGAAGATATACAGCCTGTCGGACAGTACCGCGAGATCAGTCAGGGCCTCGAGCTCGAAGTCGTCCCCTCGTAGATCAATGAAGTCATACCCCCCGGTGGTAGCCTCGGGGTCGCCAGCCTTGGACAGATACATACGCGAGGGAGTAGCGCCGACCCCTATCACTACCATCTTGTTACGCCAGACGAGAATTCGGTTACCATTGGGGGGACTACCGGCCCAGGCAGTGGTAGCCGAGGACACACCGTCCCACTTTTGTGGGGGATCTACTCCGTTCATCATCCACAGCTTGTCAGCGCCGGTGGCGTCTGGTATCTGAGCCCAGTCCCAAATAGTGCCAGCAGTGCCAGTGAATCTGAGAACGAAGTTACCGCCGGCATCGCAAGAGTAGACAGCCCCGTTTATAGAGCACATCAGAAAGCGATGTCCGCCAGTGAGAGCAGCTTGCCTAGCGTGATCGATGATGCCAGGGACAGCAGTGCCAACCTGCGACTTCCCCTGCCTCACCTGTAACTGACCAACGAGGGAGGTCAGTGTCACATTCATCAAGTCAGGTGACTCGTTAGGCTGAAGATCGAACGGGCCGTCTCGAGTATTGAGACCACCGCGGAAGTTGTTTATCGGTACCCGCTGCAGAGACACAGCGCGGGATTATACGTTGGCGGGGTTAGGCAGTGGACACAGGGGGGCAGCTGGGAACTCCGAAAAAGCGCCTAAACTTCACGGGCCCATCACTTATTACGCGCGGGATCGCATGTCCCGAACGCCCCCGGGCACTGGTGGCAGGGGTTCGCGAATGCGCGGCCAATGTTGAATCGTGGCGGCATCATATGACGTCACGCACATCTGATGTCATGCGCACACGGTGACGTATTGTTAGCATCATGTTGTGATGCCTTGACATACCCATGATGTGACGTTACGCTACGTGGCGTAGCACGAAATCATCACCCCAATGGAGGCACCATGTTGGAAGTCACGCAGGAGCAGGGCTCGCAGGATGTCACTCCCGAACCGACCGCGCCGAAGGTCACGCGCAAGCGCAAGGATGATTCACCGTCCGCGCCGCGCAACGTTGCGTTTTCGTCTATCCACGTTGCGTTCGCAAAGCGTAAGGGTGTCGATGTCACTAAGGCAGCGAAGCTGAACCGCTCATACATTCGCAGCAACTTCGATGCTGTCGCGAAGGTGTGGCCCGAGCTCCGCAAGGCTCAAAAGGTCAACCGTGACGGCAATCGTTACCCGACTGTCATACCTGCGAAGGTCGCCACGATGATCGTCAATCGCGCGATCCCGCAGGCGAAGTAACGTGATCGCTAGCACACGACGCCCTTACGGTGGCAAGGGTCCGGGAGGCACGCCACCACAGGTGTAATGTCACGTGACGCGCTACTTTCATCGGTAGCGCGTCACATTACTTTGGAGGCATCATGTTCAGAGACACACTGTTGAGAATGTGCCAGTGGTATATCGCGCGGATTGACTACGGCAGGAAACGTCAGCCCGAGCCGATGGAGCGGCTCTATCAGCTTGCCATCACGTACTCAAATCGTCACCTGCATCGTTACTATCAGGTGACTCGATGAACAGACTCGCAGACATTCTGATTGCAGTATTCGAGCGGACAATGGAAACGCTGCTAGACATCGTCATCGTACTGGTGATGATGTCACTCGCGTTCACCGCAATCGTGGGAATCGTCCGCATTCTGATTGGCGCGTGACTTCGGTCACGCGTCACATCATGCGCTCGCCTCCGCGCTTCGCGCTTCGCTCCGCGCCGGCCAGCCAACAGGTCATCGGCGACACGGCCAGCCACGTAGTGTGTAGGTGGCGCGGAGCCAGAGCCGGCCTTGAAGCTATGGACTAGTCGACTACGTCGGCATCGACGACTTCGTCGTCGGATCCAAACGCAGGACGCGGCATGTCCAACTTGATCTTGATCTCGCCCGAGTGCTCGTGCCGAACGCGGGGGTTGTGAAAACCCGATGCTTCGAAGAGGACCTTTATGGCGTCGGGCCGACCTCGGGCTGCACGGCCAGCCAAGGCGTGAGTCGCAGGAACAAGGCCAACCATCAACTCAACTCGCGCCTCGTCCGAAATACCCTGAGCAATCCGCGGGTCACGGAGAACGAGGCTGCGAAGTTTGAGGTATAGAGTCCGCCGACGAGTTCGGTCGGCGTGGTTAGGGTAAATTCGGCGCGCAATTTCGCGAGGATGACGTCCGCGGGCCATTTGCATGACCAAACGGTCCACAGTCTCGTCCGAAACGGCCGTAGGAGCCCTCAAAGCAGGTAGGTTTGCCACATCCACATTGTACGCTAACCCGCACGTCGTCCGAATCGACCCCACTAGCAGGCCTTTTCAGGGACGAAAGACGGCCTAAGAGCTATGGACCAGTCGAAAAACAACCAATACCGAGGTCAGTTGCGCCTTGGATCCCTGGCGACGACAATGTATGTGCGCATGAATAACACACGCGAAAGGGCCCAAATGTATCGCATCCAAACAAGCTCATACCATGCGTATGAGTCTTATATCCCGCCGTCCGTGAAGGTCGAGCCATTCATGGCTGAGGTACAAGGCTACGGCTACAACGACGGGGATCCCGACGAGGACATGGAGGTGATCGTAATTGAGTCCGAGACCATCGAAGGCATGCACGTCTCGTGGCTCGAATACGCCGTTGGTTGCTCAGCTATCCACGGAGCTGACGACGATCACTACGACTACTTCCCCGCTAACTTCTCCGCGCTCGTACACCTCGGTCACCAACTCGATGCCTTGAATGGCAATGAACGGTGCCTCACAGTGTGCCGCGTAATTTGGGATCAGCTCGCATTCCAACGATGGGACGCAGGACGCGAGACCCACGAGGAAGCGAGAGCTAACTTCGACGACGAAATCGTCCCACGACCATAAGGAGCTAACCATGAACCTACCCACCGTCAACATCGAGGACTCAGAGCAGAACGCTTTCGTGCAGGACTGGCTGAGCAAATTCAACAAGGAGTACCCCACCGACTCCGACGACTACGACCGCATCGAAGCCGTGATTGAAGCAATCCAAGAGACCTACAACTACAAGGACCACGAGGAGAGAAAGAACGCCATAGCCACAGGCGGAGAATTGGACATAGCGATGAAGGTGCTTCACAGGATGTCCGAACTCGTGCCTGAGGAGAACGAGATCTACAAGGCTTTGGAGCTGAGCTACGCCATACTCAACGCGACCAAGCAGAATGCCCTGCGCGACTAATGCCGAGGTAAGTTGCGCCTGAGCGCCGTGGCGTCGACAATACGTGTGTGAACGTACACACACAAAGGGGGCACACCTTGAAGGTCAATGCAACGATCAATGAGACGACTGGGAAGGCGTGGCAGGATGCACTGCCCGATGTCCCATTTTTCGTCTCGAGGGTGAGCGAACTCATCCGCGATGAGATCCCAGAGCAAGCTATCATCGACGCTGTGTACGCTGTTGAGCATGCTTTGCACACAGGGTCCGACGAACGTCTCGAAGCCTGGGGCGAAACCTACGACCCCGAATGGGGGCAATCATGAAGATCTCTCGCAAGGGCATGAAACGGGATGTAAAGCTAACCCGTACAGTGCTCCGACCCGCACGGCGAGGGTCCAACAAACGGGGCATATGCGCGCACAAACGCACTCGTCCCATACAATCACCGACGCCCGCTGAACAACTCATCACAGGCTACGCACCCCGACCCGTCTCTGCTTACGTAATGAACCTTGCAAGGGCACGAGGCACACGAAAGGATCGCTCATGAGCATGATAGGTCATACCGCGCCCACCCGACTCGTCGCCGACGACGTGTGGGACGCGACCGAGTACACCGCGAAGGTCGAGTTCGAGGGTTGGGAATACGAAGACGACTCACAAACCTCGGGATGGGACGTGACGGTCTTTGACGACTACCGCGGGATCTACATCACACTCCGCCTATCAATGGGACCCGACGAACTGCCCGAGGTCCAAACACTACTGAGGTACTCAACAGGGTCGTGAGACTCTGGGCAGCGATAGCCCTTGTAGTCGTAGCCACAGGGGTCGTGGTGCTATTGATCATCGAGACAGTGAGCTGTAACTGCTAAGGAGCCACCATGAGCTATTACGAAGACGATGAATGGGACGAGATGGTAGACCGTTTCGCCGATCCTGGCGGCAACTCAGCCCTGCACCCAGAGACCCAGGACAACCCGCGCAACCTGCCGTGCCCGACGTGCGGTGCCGAGAATGTCCTGACGCCACGCGACGTGGCAAAGGGCTACCAGTGCGACCGTTGCGCGGACGATCAGGAGCGGGGTTATTGAGACTGCTAAGGAGCCACACAATGCCGACACCCACAGGACTACCCAAGCCGGGCGAGATTTGGACCTTGACGGTCGCATTGCCACCAGACTGGACGCCCCATGTAACCACGTTCAAGGTCCTAGAGCGGGGTCGAGGTGCCTACTGGTCGATGCGGGTGAGTATCATCGACCACGACGGCGAACCGCCAAACGAATTCCACCGCAGCCCCAAGCTGTGGGTTGACTGCGCATACCAGATGTCCCGGGGGCAGTTGAAGTACATCCGATGAGACTACACTTGCGGGAGATCCAACGACTCTTCGATGAGTCCCAAACAAGGTCCTACAGGAGGCGAAAGGTGAGAAACAAGACAAGGTACGAAGGCGGGGATAAGCTTGGCAAGTTCAAGGTCGTAGGGGGACCATGTAATGCCTGTGACTACCCCTACCCACAGCTCTGCGTCCAATACCTGAACCCCGAAGGGGTTCACTTCCTGAAAGGGCTCCACGACCTGGGGATCGACACGAAGGCAACCATACTCCAGGACGTAGACTGCGCTCTTGGCATCAATTGCGGGGACTATGCGAAGTTCCATCGGCAGGTTGCTCACATACAAGACAGGATGGAGGCAAGGAAGTGACCAATGACGAAGTCATTGCCAAGGTCCGTAAGTTACTCAACCTAGCGGACCCAGCCCGGGGCGGTACGGACAATGAGCGAGACGTTGCCATGGAGAAGGCACAAAAGCTCATGTTCGAGCACGACCTCAAGATGTACGAGATCGGCGAGGACACAGGGAATGGGTCGGGGGTGACTCACACAGAGATCTTCGTGGACGGCAAGACGATGCAATGGAAAGGCATGCTGCTACACTACATAAGCATTCCGTTCAACTGCAAAGTCGTCTACGTCCGCACAGCCAAGAACGTGACCCGATGGACCTTGATCGGTACCCCAGACAACATCAAAGCAGTCGAGGTTCTCTGGGAAGCACTCGTTCCCTGGCTGAAATCGCAATCTACGATTGCGCGTAGGGCGAGCATGCCATCCAACCCCAACGCCTTCAACAGAGCCTTTTACGACCGAGCGGGACGGAGGATCCATACCAGGCTCCAAGAGCAACGAGACTACCTTGAGCATGCCCACACCAAGGGCACTGATCTTGTCCTAGCCCGGGACGCACAAAACGATCGCTACGCACAAGACTTGTTCACCAACGTCCGAGAGACTCGCCGAAGAGGGCTGAGCAACGTCGAGGGCATGGTGCATGGGGACAAGGCGGGACGAGAGGCGGACATAACCTCAGGGAAGCTCGGGCAATAGCCCCTTGACATCTGACTGACTTCCTGATAGTGTCCCCGTATTGCATACACAATAAGGTCACACAGTGAGGTGATGGCTCCACGTAGATTTCCAACCCCGAAACAAACGGCGCCTGTCCATATCAATTGGAAGCTCATGAGAACTTACCGCGCCGTGTACCGTTCACCCACGGGCAATGAGATCGTAATAAAGTCTCTGAGACGCCCGCCCAAGTCAAAGTCTTTCAGGACAGCAGTAGGTACCAGGAAGCACTCGTTAGTCAAACTACAGTCATCCCTACGAGAGGTAATCATCGTGGCAAGTACCAAGAACCGGAAGCGTGCAGTCGAGCAGGAAGAGCTGGAAGAGTCGGAGGCGATCGAGGACCTGGAAGCTGAGATCGAGGAGCTCGAGGACTTCGAGGAGGAGGAAGAAGTCGAGGAAGAAGAAGACGAGGACGAAGAAGAGGAGCCCGAGGACGAGGTAGAAGACGAGGAAGAGGAAGACGAGGAGGAAGACGAAGACGAGGAGGAAGAAGAGGAAGCTCCGCGTCGAGCCGCACGTACCCGTAAGGGTACGTCCACCAAGGCAAAGTCTACCCCCAAGAAGACCCAATCCAGAGCTGCAGCTGACGGCAAGGTCGGTAGTGCCGAGGTCGCAGAACACTTCGGAATCGACTCCCGCTCACTCCGCATGCTGCTCCGGAAGAACAACATCCCCGTCGACCCGGACTCCAACAGGTACGAGTGGAGATCGCTAACTTCTCCGCAGGTAGTCAAGATCGGGAAGCTCATCAGTGCCGGCGAGCACAAGAAGATCCAACGTGAGTCGCTCGACAAGATGAGGGCAAAGAAGGCTGCCGCGAAGCCACAGGCGAAGCCTGTAACGAAGAAGCCTGTAGCGAAGAAGACCGCTACCAAGACTACCGCTACCAAGACTCGCCGCAAGCGCGTGGTCGAGGAGGACGAGGACTAAGCTTGAGGCACTGCCTCCGCCTCAAGGTCAGCACCTGCTGACTGTGTGACCAACCCGGGAGCCTCCTGCCGAAAGGTGGGGGGCTCCCTCATTTTGACGTTCCCAGGACGTCCCTAACGTCGAAACGCGAATTGTGTGCATCGATCATGCATCGATGTGTGGGAGTGTCGCAAAAACGCCCAGGGACGTGCCAGGGACGCCGTGCAATCGACGTTCGATGCAAACGAAATGAGGCAACGAACATTGTTAGTGACCACCAAGACTATCCTCGACCACCAGGTCGAGATCCACGTAGACTCCGAGGGCAAGTTCCTTGTACGGGAGCGAGATGGGCACGGCGTTATAGCCCAGGGAGACAGCATGAAGCAAGCTCTACGCGCCGCGCGTATGGAGTATCGCAAGCAACAGATCCGCGTGGCTGTACCGTTCACTTATCTCGACGGACCCAACCTATACCCGGCTCTCGCACGGGGGTTCCACGCCAGCGATAGGTACAGACTGCTCATATGGATCAACGACGGAACGGACGAGGGTAAGAACGATCAGGTCCAGATGTACAGCTACGGTAGAGCCACACACTTCCTGGTACCTGACATCCCAGAGAAAGACCTGACGAGGATCCGCAAGCTATTCGAGAGAGAGAAGAAACTCGAAGAGCTAACCGTCCAGTGCAAGCAATGGATCAGGGAATGGCAGGACTCACACACCTTTGACTTGAGAGCCGCGACGGAACAAGCACTGGAAGAAGCGGCGAGGACACAGGCCGATGATGCGGACGAGGACCAACCGTCCCCTGTGTCCACGGATGAGGATAAAGAAGTGGACGAGCTACTAGGAGGCAACTGATGAAGTCAGGAAACGATGGGCTGTTCTATGAGGGACCAGTTATTGGTGAGCAGGAGTTCAGACCTGCTGTGTTCAGGACTAAGGGAGAGTGGTATGCCCTCATAGTCATGGGTAAGCCCTTGTCCAATATGGAAGATGCTATGGATCGGGCAATACTGGGAACTCTGGGTATGGCTGAAGTTCTAAAGGTCCGCAAGATAATGAAAGAGATGGGGTATGAGTAGCCTCCCTCGCGTCCGCGAACGAGGATATCGCGTCCGCGCGATCAGGCAGCTCTAGCAGAAGGCGAACACATGTGGGGTCTCTCTACTCTGTACTCTTTATACAATTTAGCCAATTTGAGATCCACCGCAAACCGGACAAACTGGACAAACTGCATAGTGGTAATTGGCTACGCGCGCGACGTAGCTTCTCGAGCACCCGACGTATGCCCGCGAGGAATGATAAAACTGGGGCCTTGGTACTCATACTTTTTAGTTCTCGCTCCCACCCTCACAATCGCCTTATCTAGGGTGTGCCGGTGGCAGCCGATCTTCTCCAGTGCTTCCTTGTATAGGCACGGACCTTTACTGAGAAGCAGAAGTAACTCATCATCGACATAGCTCGTGGGTCCGCGTTTGCTCGGAGCTAGTAAGTCATCAAAGGTCAGCTCGCAATCCCTCATCCCGACAACCCGGGAAGTTTCCACATTCCGACCGTTAGGTCTTACGTGGTCTCCTACTATCCTGAATTCCTTTGAGATCGCCAAGTCAGCGGCAGCATTGTTCTTCCGCTGAACCAACACCCTGCGCTTCTCATCCTGAGGGTCAGTGCCTAAGTAAGTTGCTATCCTGGGGACAGCATAGAACGCTCGGGCACCATTCACCATCGCCTCGAAGGTATCGCCCTTCTTGTTTGGGTGGGCGTATGCTATGGCTGACGCATCTACCCCTCTTAGCGCTCTCTGCAATGGCGTGAGAACTTTGCGGACTTGCTGGTTGTGGTTGGCGTCAGCTATTCCAAGGTGGTCCTGGATGGCGTCGATCAGCACAGCCTTGACCCTCCAACGCCTGAACAGTTCCATCGTTGGTTGCAGTTGACGTTGGAGATCTATCAACCCGTACTCTTTGTGCTCTACCAAGAAGACGCGATCCATGTTCCCGCCGTTAGCTATGACCATCGGACCCCACTTCTCGTTGAAGTCATCCTCAGTGGCTATCAACGCGCAGTTGACGGGTCTGCGTTGATGACACCCGGGTAGACTCGCCTCGGTAAGTGCAGCTAGGATCCACGCACCCAAGTTACTCTTGCCTGCGCTGGGGTTACCGGTGACAAAGTTGAGGTCGCCTTTTAGCAGATAGCCCCCATAACTATCCCTCCACATCCACCTTGCTGACCTCGCCTTGGAGGGGTCGAACCTGACTAGTCTGAGTTCGCCGTCGTCACTCATCGTCCGACCCTCTTCGCTGCCCTGCGGATATCGTCCGACAGTCTTCGATCATCGAACTTGTTCCACACTGACGAACGAAGCAGGGTGAAGACCTCAGCCTTCGACCAACCCTTGGATAACAAGTCTAGCTCCATCTTGAAGAGGACCCTGCTCCTGTCCCCTGCAGGTACTTGTGTACGCAACCTTTGTCGGATCCAAGCGGGTACCTCCTTCCCACCTAACTCGGCAACCCTGAACACCCCTCCCCCTGTGTCCTCGGGTACCTCCATCCCTGACCCCTGTATTTTTCGGACGCCATCGTTGAACCACAAGAGTTCCACAATGGGCTCACTCTCGTACTTGTAGTTCTTCGTCCCCGGGATACGAAGCACTTGCGTAGCGTCCCACCCACTCTTGTCTGCACCCACTAGGTAAGTCAGCTGCTTATTCAGTCTCTCGTGAGTTGCTCTCTCAAGAGGCTGTGTCAACCACATCGCCTGATATCGGCCCTCACTTGTTGACCACGCAACTGTCGGGCGTAACTTGCCGTCTAACCCACTAGGATCTACGCCGTCGAGATCAGCGTACAGCCACCGGGAAGGCAGTACGTTGTTCCTCCTGCGAGTACGACTGCCGTAAAGATTGGGGCTGAAGTAGTTGTCGCCATCGGCATACCTCTCCAACTCAAACGCCGACAGCTCTCGGGGGTACGATACTGCCTTCTCAAACCACGAGGTATTGCTCCTGCGTGAGCATATGAAACCCACACCCTCACCCTGCTTAGACCATACCCTCCGCAAGAACTCCATTGGATCCATGACTCGCCTCCGAGATAGGTGAAAAATCAACAATCGTATCACTGGAAAACGAGCCCCAAGCCGACCCCTGTGTCCACTCCCATCCCACGCAGTTTACACTGGTTGACCACGTTGATACGATGTACGTGAACGCACGTATACACAAAAAGGAGGACCGTTCCCGTGGATCAAGTTTATCTCACTCGCCGAGTCCTGAGGACGCTCGCGGACAAGGATCTCGACTACACTGTCACTGCTGTCCATTACGAGACGGGCATGGTGTTCGCAGAGCCCACAAAGTACATCGGGCAAGGCAAGGGCAAGTGGCTCCAAGCAGACGGCTCAACACGAGACGGAGGCAAGTTCTAATGAGGCGTAGGATCAGACGCTTATGGGTGAAGATCTGCGATTGGGTATATGGCACTTAGTCAGAACTCCCTGAACAACGGCGCGCGCTGGGAGGTGATATGGCGTCCCCCGGCATCGTCCAACGGGTACGCCCACAAGAGGTTCGATGAAGACTTTGGAGCAGCTCTGAAGCTGTACTCTAAGCTCGAGCAAGCGGGGCGCAAGGGCGTCACCCTGAGGTGTTGCAACATCGGCTTCCCTCCCCCTGTGTCCATCACCGAGCACGAGCAAGTCAGCTACAAGATAGTCAAACGGGGAGGCAAGAGATACCGCCGTAAGGTCATCACCTACGAGGATCTTATGCCTGACTACAACGCGCGCGGCATCTATTGGTGCCCCTATTGCATCAAGCTCCGGCGGTTCGAGGCGGACACGCTCAAGCGGTCCGTGCACTGTCCCGTGTGCAGCGTCTCGACTAAAGACTTTTACGTCAGGCTGCACAACCCTAAAGCAACTACCATAGAGTGGAGGTCGTATGGCAGAAGACCCAGACGTGTTCGAAGACGTGCCAAGCAACGTTAGGACTCTCATCGAGGCGATAGGATTCGTGGACGATATGCTCGAGGGGGACATGCTGGAGGTGTATCGGCCGCTCACTGAGGGCAAGTGCATGACCTGCGGCTCCAAGCTGGGCGAGACCACTATTCTGTTCGTCACCCACCAGGGCATCGTCGCCGGCTATTGCGGGGGACCCTGTGTCCAAGACATGGCGATACTGGGGTGGCTCCAAGAACAGCACGAAGACATCACCGACGGCATCAAATTCAGGGGCGGGGCGGGTGACACCGTCGAGTGACTACCCCGAGAACTTCACTCACTACGTCAAGCTACCCTGCTGCGTGTGTGGGGAGCTTGTGAGACTGAGGGCGTGCGACGCTGCGCGCATCCAGAACCACGGGTACATGCTGGGCTGTGCCGAGCACAAAGCCCTACTCAAGGCAGAGTCACGAGCGAAGTACGAGTACAAGCGTAGACACAACCCTCAGAAGTGGGCACACAGACTAGAGTACTTCAGACAGCGATACAAAGGAGAGTATGAGTAACTCCTACCACTTCCAAACTAAACCCTGGGCACATCAAGTAGCAGCACTGAAGAAGCTACTGAGCGAGCCGTGTAAAGAAGTAGGCGGGGCGCTACCTATGGATATGGGGACAGGTAAGACGAAGACGGCGATAGACTACGCCTGCATCCAAGAGCAGCTCGGCAATATCAAGCAAGTGCTGGTGGTGTGTCCACTCTCAGCTATAGGGGTGTGGAACCTGCAGGTGCTAGAGCACTGCGGGTCGAAGACCCTACGATGGAAGGTGGTCAACTACGACCGCACCTTCAGGTATACGATCAACAGACGAGACAAGGAGACAGGCGATCTCAAGAGCGTCACTGAGGTAGATCACTTCACTGAGCTCGCTCATTACCTGCAGGATGCGCCGACGCTAGTCGTCTTCGACGAGGGTCACTCGCTCGCTAACCCCAACAGTAAACGGACAAAGGCGTCCTTCGTCCTCAGTCAATTAGCCGCGCGCGTCCTGAACATGACAGGGACGCCGATACGTAATCACCCTTTAGATCAGTTCGGTCAATACCGCAACATCGACGAGGGGATCCTAGGCGGCTCCTGGGGAGTCTTCAAACGCACGTACGGCGTCTGGGGCGGCTACGGGGGACACCAACTCATCAAGCTCATCAATCTCAAGCAGCTCTTTCAGCGCATCGAGCCGTATACCTACGCATGTAAACTCGAGGACTGCGTAGACATGCCCAAGCGCGGAGCACCCGAGATCGTCCCTGTGTCCTTGGTTGAGTCACGCAAGATCTACGACAAGATGGCAGCTGAGGCGTTGGTGTACTTCGAGGACATTGAGTTCGAGGCGCCTATGGTGCTGACTCGGCTATTGAGACTGTCGCAGCTCACTGGGGGCTACCTCGCCAGCAACGAGCACAAGCGTCGCGTGGGGCGTGAGAAGGAGCGCGTGTTCAAAGACCTCATGCAGGGGTACATGGAGAACGAGGTGCAGAAGGTCGTGGTGTACGTCAGATTCATAGACGACCTGAGGACTGTGGCTGCAGCATGTAAAGAAGTTGGGTACCACGTCATACCTTTTTACGGCAAGATCAAGCAAGACCAACGGGACAGATTCATCGCGCACTTCGAGGAGTCTGACAAGCTCACAGTGTTCGCTTCCCAGATAGCCACAGGGTCCCTGAGCATTTCGTTGGCGGCGGCACACGACACTGTCTACTACTCGCTGTCCTACGACTACGTGCAGTTCGAGCAGAGCATGAGACGCACGTGGCGCCCGCCGCAAAAGATGCCGTGTAACTACAAGGTGCTGATGGCGACTGACACTGTGGACGAGTACATTTGGGTCGCGCTGCGCTCGAAGCAGGCAGTAGCTCAGTTGATTCACACTAAGCCTGAGTTGATCGGCGAGATGATAAGATGACCTTACATACACAACAGGAGGGGGTAATGTCAACGGGACGACAACCACCAGAGGATAGAGATCCTGAAAGAGAACCTAGGGGCAGTCGAGGGGAGCAAGAACCTCGCGAGGACCCTCAACTTCACCAAGATCCAAGGCTCCAAGAGCAGGACGAAGCCACTGACGAGACTGAGAACCCAGTCATTGGTGCTGAGGGGCACCCTGTCTATCAAGAAGCGACCATGCAAGGACTGCAAGCGGGTATAGACATGGAAGACGAGACACCCGAGGAGGCGCAAATGGAAGGACATCCGACACCTGACCGTCCGGGGAGAGCAGGTCCTTGATCGTAGTCGAGGGGGTAGACGGTAGCGGCAAGTCCACTCTCTGTAGCTGGATAACTGACAACTTCGGGCTGCGCATGGGGCAACGCAGCATAAAGAACCGCGACGAGATCTATCGCACTACTAGGCTCGACACGTGGCGGGCGGTGTATAGGGAGCTCGCCTGCAACCACCCCCCGCTCGTATGGGACAGACTGGGACCGTTTAGCGACCCTATCTACGCGGCAAGCGGCATCCCCCACGAACGGTACGGGAGCTTCACCTCAAACGAAATAGAGATGTTCGACCACATAGCTCGGGCTGTGGCCTTAGTGATCGTATGCGTGCCGCCACTCCAGACAGTGATGGATAACCTGACCAACACCCATCAGCTAGACAGGGTGATCGAGAAGACCCCCGACATCTACGCCTACTACCTACAGCTCGCTGATGAGTACAACGAGTACGACTACACCCGTGACCATCCAAGCGTACTGACCCCATTGATAGCCGAGTACCTCTACAGCAGACGGGAGCGTGAAGAGCTTGCTGCTCATACTCGACAACTGTAACGTAGCGATAGCTGCCGAGCCCAGTGGCGGCGTCACTATCAGACTCAACGGCATCGAGGGCCTCCCCAACACGACACTGCTCATACCTATCGCTCGGGAGGCTGCTGTAGAGCTACACACGGGCATGGGCAACTTTCTGCAAAAGACCAAGGTGTATGGCCTTGACGACCTACAGAAGGAGACTAAGTGAATGACACCCAGATCATGCTCCACCGATGGAGGCAACGTAACTTTCCTGGGGCTGACGCCACTCAGCAACTACTGGGCGTAGTAGAGGAGGTAGGTGAACTGTCTCATGCAGTGCTCAAGCGGATACAGCACATCAGGGGTAACAGCGAGCTGCATGAGGCAGAGGCATACGATGCCATCGGCGACATTCTCATCTATCTCGCTGGGTTCTGTTCCTACAAGGGGTGGGACATGATGAGCATCTACGAGGACACAGCCAAGATGGTGATGGCGCGTGACTGGATAGCAGACCCGGTGGGGGGAAGCAGTGAGAGTAAAGGAGTATAAGAATCTGACTGAGCTCTGGCACGGAGAAGCTACGAGCATGGTGTGTGCCAAGGATAAGGAGATAGACTTTGTCTCAGGACTCGATGTCATTAGATACGACAACCTTGTCGGCTGCAGATCGATGGCGTATAAGTTCGATCTTGGAAGAGATTTGTGGCTCAACCGTAGTCGCTTTACAGTTCTCCAGCGAGAATATCTTGATCTTAGCCGTCTTGAATCCTTCCTCCGAAGAAGTGAAGAGATTGGTCTTGGAGGTGTCAAGCATGGAGTTGTTACCAGCATGATGTTCCGCTCGCCCGAGTTCAGGGCGAAGAAGCATCGTTGGGGTGGCTGCATGTCCGCGCTCAACTTCCGCGTGTCCAACGAGGGTCAGCCCGTGCTGGCACTGCAGTCTCGTGTGACCTACATCACCTACATGGGCGGAGCTGATCTCGCCCTGTGCCACGTCATAGCCCGAGAGATAGGTAGACGGATAGGTAAGAAGCCAGAGGACTTCGCGTTCAGATGGAACTGCGCAAGTCATCAGGCTCACTCATTCAAGGGCATCCCGTACTTGTTCCGATCGGGCCTGTGGCCTTTGATAGTGGACCCTGACGCCTCGGCTGAGTATCCGTCTGAGAACCACCCTACCCTCAAGCTCATACGCAAGTGGGCCAAAGGAATCGTTGAGAAGTATGAGAATAGTGTACCATTAGAAGAGGAACGCTACGGACCGTTACGAAGAGTTAGGAGGCGTTACGAAGAGTGGATGAGAAACGAGCCTCTCCCTACGTGTCCCGTGGAAACTCTTACGCTCCAACCCCTGCGCGACCGCGGATAAGGTCGGAGGAGTGGGCATACTTGGCGGGTTTCTTAGATGGGGAGGGGTGCATATCTACCACGAAGCGAAGTGGGAGTGGCCTGTGGGTTTCTTACGGAGTGCAAGTGACTATCAAGCAAGTACGCCCCGCCCCTCTAGAGTGGTTATATGAGACCTTCAAGTGTGGCACATTGTCTCCTAGAAGTCGAGATGTATGGTGGAGACTGAGGAGGGGAACTGATGTTGAGTGGATTCTTTCTGGGGTTCTTCCCTACCTACAACTCAAAGGACCGCAAGCCCGAGTAGCCCTCATCCTTTGCGAGAGACCCATCAATCGCAAGAAGATGGAACGACTCCACCATCGACTTCGTGAACTGAAGCATTAGGTATTTGATGCCTGGTCGTCCAGATGCGACAATGTATGTGTGAACGCACATACACACAAAAAGGAGGCCGCTAACAATGGCAACCCCTAAGAAGGTCGTGAGATTCGACCCTCAAGATCTCATTGATGAGCAAGTGAATCTCATTGATGAACAACTCGAGGAGATCGAGAGGCGACTCTCACCATACAAGAAGCACCTAGAAGTGAAGCAGCAGTTGCTGTCGGCGAGACGTGCCCTGCTGGGGCATGGTCCCCGCACGACAGGGGGCACGAGCGACAGACTGCATCTCGAGGACATTCTCGACTACTTGGGCAGTCACCCTGGGGCGACACCTGGGCAAATGGCTGAGCACTTCAGCGTGACCCAGAACACTGTGTCCTCCCACCTGTATCGCAACAAGGACAGGTTCCTCAACAAGGGCGGGCAGTATTGGGTACGTGACCCTAAGGCGGGGCTGAACGTAGTCGAGGACATTCCTACGGAAGAGGACGACGAGGACGATGACGACTGATGCCCCGTCCTAAGCCTGACTTCACTCTCGAGGACGCGGCGGAGCGGGTGATGACGGCACTGGACAGGCAGACTGAGGAGCTGTCTGTGTATCCGTCCACACCCCACACCGCCGAGAACCAAAGCAGAATACTGACCACACTAGACCTTCTCAAATACATCCGACAGCTACAAGATTGGGGTCCAGATGCCGACTCGTAAAACTCAAACTCTCACCGCTGACTACGAGAAGGACACAGCCAAGGGCTTGCGCAGGTACCGTATCGGCGAGACAGGGGACGCGCTAGTCGGTACCCTCTACATCCAGCCCAGCGACCCTCGGGCAGAGCACGACACGCTCGAGGTCGAGGTGAAGGCGCCAGCAGAATGAATGAGTTCCAAGAGATCTTCGCTAATCTAGCAGGTAGGTTGGTGTCGTTTGGCGCTACGGTGAATGAGCCACCACACCAGATGAAGGAGCTCAAGGACGATCCCCAGTGGACGACGATAGAGCTGCGTAACGTAGTGCTCGAGTACCCGATACCCCATGACCCTGTGTCCCTGCAGGTGGGTATTCGTCCCAGTCTACCCTGGGCAGAGGACCACTTCCAAGAGCGAGTGAGCGGGCAGCCCCTCAATCCCCCGCCGTCAGCAGCGACGTGGCCCTACGCGCAGCGAGGGAACGAGGAGCACATGACTGGGGGCAAGTTCTCACACACGTACCCCGAGCGCATGTGGCCGAAGCATGCGATGGGATCCCACCACAGGCACGGCATCAGGTTCTACTACGGCGACCTCGACGACCTCGTCCAGCTACTCGCCGAGCACCCCTACACACGGCAAGCATATCTGCCCGTATGGTTCCCCGAGGATCTCACTGCTGCTAACAAGGGCGAACGGGTACCCTGCACTCTGGGCTACCACTTCATGCTGCGTGGGGGCGAGCTGAACATGACCTACTTCATACGGTCCTGTGACCTCATCAGGTATCTCATGGACGATGTCTATATGGCGTGTCGCCTGGTGCAATGGGTGTGGGAGAAGCTGGGTGGCGACTTGTGGGTGAAGGGGTCCCACCCCGGCACTCTCACTATGCACATCGTCTCACTGCACTGCTTCGCGGGAGACTTGCCGGTGCTAGACCCCGACGGCTACTACGCAGATGTCAAGCACGCCTACGACGATGGGTACGACTGGTCATGAACAGGGGCGAGCGAGACCAGATGTTTCTCAACATAGCTTCGCTACTGTCTCAGCACAGCACCTGCCGGCGAGGACACACAGGGGCTGTAATCACACTGCACGAGAGGATAGTCAGCACAGGCTACAACGGCGCGCCCCCCGGTCTCCCACACTGCGAGGACTTGGGCTGTGGTGGCGAGGTAGAGGGCGAGTACCCCAACGGCTGCACTCGCGCGACACACGCTGAGATGAACGCAGTAGCGTTTGCGGCGCGATATGGGACGCCCTGCAACGGTGGGACGATGTATTGCACGCATTCCCCTTGCGTCGCTTGCGCGCACGCTATGGCGGCTGCTGGCATACGCCGCGTAGTGTTCGCTGACTACTACCGCGTAAGAGAGCATCTCAGTATGCTTGGAGATCTAGGTATGGAGGTGAGTTATCTTGGCTGATTGGAACGAGTTCTCAATGAAGCGGATCCTTGAAGTGAAGCAGCGCATACAGACTGTAGTCAGGTACGAAGAGGTCCGCGAGCCCGAGGGTGGCGGGGACGCTATCGCTATTGAGAAGGAAGCCATCGTCGACTCGTTCGACCGACCGATACAGGCGAGCTATGAGTGAGCCCCTTTATCCGACGGGGGCGTGGCTACCCCATACTGATGTACCCACGAGACTGCATATGTTCGTAGACGCCTCGAGAGACAAGACACTTTGCGGGACTAGGCGACTAGACCAGCCACTGATTAGGAACCACAGGGGTCTGTGCAAAATCTGCGCTCATCTCGCTGAGGCTTACAAGAATGACTGATTGGCGGGACGAAGTCCGCAACCCCTCCTGCTCCCTGTGTCCACTCCACGAGGGCGCTGAGTGGGTCTGCTTGATGGGAACAGGTCCTATTGACTCAGACATCATGATCGTCGGCGAGGCGCCGGGAGCGAGGGAAGATGAAACACACCAAGCGTTTGTCGGGCCTGCGGGAAGACTTCTTACGTCACTACTCGAAGACGCTGGCATCGCACGGGACAAGTGCTACATCACCAACGCCGTCAAGTGCAGACCCCCAGGAAACGCTACGCCATCGCGAGGCGAGGCGAAGACATGCTCTGAGACTTACCTCTCAGAAGAGATCTCACGAGTCAGCCCTGCCTATGTACTCTCTCTCGGTAATACTGCGCTTCAGGTCACGACTGGTAGGTCTGGTATTACTAAGTACCGCGGTAGAACCTTCGATCGGAGAGGGTGCACCGTACTACCGACTTTTCATCCGGCAGCGGCATTACGGTCACCTCGCTATCTCCCTACAATCAAAGCGGACTTCGCTGCCTTCGCTCGACTCATCAGCGGAGCCCCCAGCGAAGGACCCGAGACCAAGGTCAAGGTCATCAGGTTCCCATCCCAGCTCAACTGGCTTGTGGCCCGTTTGAAGGGAGCCCCAGTAGTAGCGTTCGACCTTGAGACCACGGGGCTGGAGGAGTGGCACAGCGACTCGCAGATAGTGACTATTGGTTTCTCGTGGGAAGCAGGCACAGCAGCGGTGGTACCTGTCCACCACCCCGACGGCACACTGAACCCAACCTACACCATACGCAAGCTCAAGCCCGTACTCGAGGGGCACCCTAAGCTGGTGGGGCACAACGGCAAGTTCGATGCGCGATGGCTCGCGAGCGCGGGTATCTTCGTAGACGTCAAGTTCGACACTATGCTCGGTGCCCATTTGCTGGACGAGAACAACGCTAAGGGTCTCAAGCCCCTAGCTCAGCTGCATCTGGGGGCGAACGACTATGACATCGGCGATGAAGTCAAGGGCGCACAGGGGGTTGCTCTCAAACGACTCTCGCTATACAACGGCAAAGACTGTGACTACACCTTCAGGCTGCGAGAGATGTTCAAGCCCAGGCTGGCGGAGGATATCAGGGTCGCGCGTCTATTCACTAAGCTCATCATGCCTGCCAGCAACGCTCTCACTAAGATCGAGCGAGGCGGCATCTGGGTAGACGACGACAGACTCCGTGAGCGTACTGAGCGGGCGGAGGAAGTACTGGGTAAGCTCCGTAAGTACATGGATCGTTCATCAGGGGGCATCAACTACAATTCACCCCAACAAGTAGCGGCGTGGCTGTTCGGGGATCTAGGGTTGCCAGTGATAGAAGAGACTGACAAGGGTAGCCCGAGCACGAGAGAGGGTGTGCTGTTCGCCCTCGAGTCCCAGAGCGAGTACGTCAAGGCGCTGCTGAAATACCGCAAGTGGCATAAATGGTTGACCACCTACCTACTACCCTGGGGTGAGCGCCGAGATGAACGAAGCAGAATTCATACTTCTTACCTATTGCATGGAACTGTCACCGGACGACTTTCCTCTCGAGGTCCAAACCTGCAACAAGTCCCTCGAGATCCTTTCATACGTAGTATCCTCGGAGCATCGCCAGGATGGATCTTTGTCGAAGCTGACTATTCGCAAATTGAGCTCAGAATAGCCGCCATGCTAGCCCATGAGCGCACCATGCTGCGGGTGCTGAACTCAGGCGCAGACATGCACACCAACACGGCTGTGTCCATTCTGCGCAAGTTGCCGGAAGATATCACCAAGGACGACCGAGTCATATGGGGCAAGCATCCTAACTTTGGTCTGGTATACGGCATGGGTCCCGGCACAGAAGGGAAGAAAGGTGGCTACAGAGATTACTGTTGGGCTAATGGGATCGAGGTATCCTACGACGACTCTCGGCGGGTATATAACAGGTTCCACGAGACATACCCGGGTCTACGCTCATGGCATGACCGACAGAAACGGCTTGCTGCCCGGTACGGACGTGTACAAAACCCTCTCGGACGTATACGCCATCTGCCGGACATGCAGTCATCTGATCAGTCGGTACGCGCTGAAGCCGAGCGACAAGCCATCAATTCCCCAGTCCAATCTCTCGCGAGTGATCTCATGCTTGTGTCCCTCGTGCGGTTGGCGGCATCCCTCCCAAGTCGCGTGGCGAGAATTATCGGCACTACCCACGACCAACTCATGTTTGAGATTCGAGACGACCACGTGGATGAGATTGCTCCACTCATTCGAGACACGATGCAAGACATGGACCACGTCGAAAAGGTATTTGGGGCTCAGATAGATGTACCGATACTAGCTGAGATCGAGGTCGGGCAGCATTGGGGGGAGACCAAACCGTGGGATGATCCCAGTTGATACAATTTACATACGCAACAAAAGGGAGTCCAATGTCAGGGATGAAGCAGTACAAGAGGAAGGCAGCAGGGAAGGTGTTCTTATTCGTGTTCGCCTCCATGAGCAACCTGCACTTCCAGCTCACGTTCAATCATCTCGAGTGGGGCGAGGACATATTCTCACTCAGGGAGCGGGAGCTGATTGGCAGGTTGCGGGAACGTATGCACGCTGAGGCTGAACTGTGCCGACAGATAGGTCAGAGACTGAGCAAATCCTAATGCAGATAAGTAACTCCAAGCTGAACACCTATCGCAGGTGTCCGAACAAGTTTCGCTATCGCTACGTGCTCAAACTGAGACCCAAGAAGAGAGTCGTACAGCTGGAAAGGGGCTCCTGGATACACGAATTGCTCATGGTGCACAACGACGGCGAGGACTGGCGCATACGCCACCGTCAGCTCACCAAGAAGTTCCAGAACTTGTGGGAGGAGGAGCGAGAGGATCTGGGCGATCTGCCCGGGGAGTGTGCCCGCATCATGTTCGCCTATCTCAGGACTTACAAGAGCGACGCTCAACGGTACCGAGTCATAGACTCAGAGCTTGACGAGGTAGTGTCTCTACCGAACGGGCTGAAGCTCAACGTCATCGTCGATGTAGTGCTCGAGGACATCATCGACGGCGGCATCTGGCTCAGGGACTATAAAACGAGGGACAAGTTCACCAGGTCCGAGAACATGATGCTCGACCCGCAGATGACGCTGTACTTCTGGTCGATGGAGCAAATGGGATACAAGCCCATTCGAGGAGCCCAGTACGACGAGATCAGGACTAAGGCTCCGTCGGCACCCCATCTCAATAAGGACGGGGGTCTATCGAAGGCGAAGTCCATCGACACTGACGTGTGGACCTACATGCACGAGATCAAGCGATACGACCTCGACCCGGCTGACTACGAGGACATCCTCCGCCACATCGCTGTCAATCAGAAGGACAGGTTCTTTCGTAGGACGCCGATACCCAAGGATCGCCCAGTCATACAGACTACCATGAGAGAGGCTGTACAGACTGCCCAGGAGATCCAGCAGGCTGAACAAAGACACAGGTTCCCCCGTACCTTCGATACGTCCTGCACCTGGCAGTGTGAGTACAGGGACCTGTGCATCGCCGAGCTATACGGAGGGAACATAGACCCATTGATAAAGATGAACTTCGAGCAGGGAAAGGACGGGGATGGCTCGCGCCGACGACTCAAGAAGTTCTAAGATCAAGGAAGTTGAGAAGCGCATCATCGACGTGAGAGAAGTCGATCCCTACACCCGTGTGCTCGTACAGGCGCCTAACAAGAAGGGCAAGACACGCTTCGGCGCTACGTTGCCCGGGACGCTCATCATAGACATCAACGAGAAGGGTACCAAGTCAGTGCGTCACGCCGAGGACGTACACGTCTTCCAAGCGAGGAACTGGGCAGACGTGGTGTACGCCTACTGGTACTTGAGGGCGAGCGTCGAGGGCAAGACTGACAGACGCTTCACTTGTTACTGCCTGGACACAGTCACCCAGATGCAGCATGTCTGCATGAAGCACGTACTCAAAGAGGCTGAGGACAGAGACCCCTACCGAGACCCCCAGACACCCAAGATGCAGGACTGGCTCAAGGTAGGGGAACTGATGAAGCCCCACATCCTCTTCTTTCGCAATCTGCCCATGCACGGCATCTTCCTAGCACAGGAACGTAGCGTGGACAACGAGGAGGGCGAGAACGAGCGGGTACCCGACCTGTCCCCTGTGTCCAGGGGTACGCTGATGGCGGCCGTCGACGTTATCGGTCGCATGTTCCAACGGGAGGTGAGAGTAGTAAAGAAGGGGTCGGGGCAAGAGACAAAGAGGTGGGAGTCGTACATGCTTGTGGGTCCCCATGAGACCTACCCCACGGGCACGCGACTAGCTCTGCCCCGCGTACTGAGGAACCCCACCATGCAGATGTTCATAGACGCAGACATAAAGGACAATCATGCCGAGTAAAAAGACTGTAGTAGACTTCACCAACACCAACTCCACTGGAGGGCGAGTGCGTATCCCACCGGGTGACTACAAGGCTGAGGTAGAGTCAGTCAAGCACGAGACCTCTAAGAATGGCAACCCCATGCTTGTATGGGAGTTCAAGATCACTGAGGGTAAGTTCAAGAACAAGACGCTCAGGGATCGCACCGTGCTTCAGGACAACTCGCTGTGGAAGCTGAAGCAGCTGCTCGAGGCGATGGGCATCAGCGTACCCAGCAAGCGCGTCGCCCTCGACCTCTCGCGCTACCCCGGCATGGAGCTGGGCATCACGGTCACAGACGACGAGTACGACGGTCGCATCAGCTCAAAGGTGAGTGACTACGTGAATGCTGAGGTCCTCGACGAGGAAGAGGACGAAGAAGATGAGGAGGAAGAGGAAGAAGAGCCTGCGCCCCGCAAGCGGTCCAAGAAGAGCTCTAAGGCGGCGGTAGAGGACGAGGAAGAGATTGAAGATTTGGACCTGGATGAGATTTGAACGAAGCTGAATTGACCCGTGATTGCGTCAGGCGACTGAACAAGTTGCCGGAGTGCTTTGCGGTCAAGATGCACGGGAGCCCCTTTCAAAGATCGGGGCTTCCGGACATCATCGGCTGCCTACAGGGCGAGTTCTTCGGGATAGAGATGAAGATGCCGGGCAAGGAAAAGAACCTCACAGAGCGCCAGGCAGCCACCATAG